GAAGATGGACATGAAATGACATAGAAAGACACTAAGCTCTTCTGATATTATTATACTAGCGAAAGTGAGAATCACAGAGAGCCTTGTAGGAGTCAATCCTGCAGGGCTTTTCTTATACCCAAACGGAAGGAGGAATACGATGCCAAGAAAGCCAAAACGTCCCTGTTCCTATCCCGGATGCCCTAATCTGACAGATGGACGCTTCTGTCCAGAGCATGAAAAGAAGGAAGCCAAACGCTACGAGAAGTACGACCGAGACCCGAATACCAAACGTCGCTATGGACGTGCATGGAAACGTATCCGTGACAGCTATGCTGATGCCCATCCTCTTTGTGAGATGTGTCTTGAGAATGGTGTCTACACAACAACCGAGCAGATACACCATGTAAAACCTCTTTCACAAGGTGGAACACATGATAGAGAAAACTTGATGGCACTTTGCAAATCCTGCCATGCCAAGATTCATGCGGAACACGGCGACCGTTGGCACAACCGGTAGGGGCGGTCTATTTCTCTACGGTGAAGTCACCGGGGAACGGGCGTGGGGGCTCACGCACAAAGTCGCAATTTCAAACGGGGTATATAGGCCCCTGAACTGGAGGTGTAAAAATGGCTAAGGACGGTACAAACCGTGGCGGCGCTCGTATTGGCGCTGGAGCCAAGAAAAAGCCCTTAGCAGACAAGATTGCGGAGGGCAATCCCGGCAAACGGGCGCTGACGGTCATCAGCTTCGATGACCGCGCTGTCGAGCTGGAGGGTCAGGCAATGCCGAAGCCGTCCAAAATGCTCTCCGCTGTTCAAAAGGACGGCAAAGCGCTGGTCGCCGAGGACATCTACAAGGAGACATGGGAGTGGCTGGCCGAGCGAGGCTGCGTCTCTCTGGTATCTCCACAGCTTCTGGAGCGCTACGCCATGAGTGTGGCCCGCTGGATACAGTGCGAGGAGGCCGTGACAGAGTTCGGCTTTCTGGCCAAGCATCCCACCACCGGCAGCGCGATACAGTCGCCCTATGTGGCGATGAGTCAGAATTTTATGAGCCAGACCAACCGGCTCTGGATGGAGATATACCAAATCGTAAAAGAAAACTGCGCGAACGAGTACACCGGTGTCACTCCGATGGATGATACGATGGAACGATTGCTCCGGGCGCGGAAAGGAAGCTGACTATGTATGAAAAAGTGAATCCGGCCCATCCGGATAAAATCGCAGACCGCATCGCCGGAGCCTTGGTCGACCTTGCCTATGCGCAGGAACCTGACCCGCGCATCGCAGTTGAAGTCCTGCTCGGTCACCATGTTTGCCACATCATTGCGGAGACATCTACGCATCTGTCCGCTGAGGACATCGAAGGCATCGTCCACCGCATTGCCGGTAACCTCGCACTTGATTACACCGAGGTCGCTCAGGATGTACATCTCTCCGACAATCAGCGTGACGGTTTTCGCTGCGGCGATAACGGTATCTTCAAAGGAATGTGTATCACATCTGAGCAGCAGGAGCTCTCCGGCATCGCCCGCTCCATCTACGAGCGATACCACACGGACGGTAAATACATTCTGGATGGAGACCGGCTCATCCTCTGCCAGAGCAATGCACCCGCAGAGGAGCTGAAGGCGCTGTTCCCCAATGCCGAGGTCAACCCGCTCGGCGATTGGACAGGTGGCACTGATGTGGATTCCGGCGCGACCAACCGGAAGCTGGGCTCCGATATGGCAGACGGCATCACCGGTGGCGGCCTGCACGGGAAAGACCTCTCGAAAGCGGATGTATCCGTGAATGTGTACGCCTTCCTCAAGGCGCAGGAGACCGGCCAGCCTGTGGAGCTCTGTTGCGCCATCGGGGATGACACCGTGGACGGCAGACCGTTTGCGGAAGTCGTCGAAATCTGTCGAAATTACGTCCGCTCTGTCGGTGGCTTTGAGAAGTTCGCAGAATGGGGGCTCGTATGAAAACAACAGCTGATATGCAGCTGGTGCCCATCAGCAAACTGGTGCCCTATGTTAACAATGCCCGAACGCACTCGCCGGAGCAGGTCATGAAGCTCCGCTCTTCGCTGCGGGAATTCGGCTTTATCAACCCTATCATCATCGACCGTGACTATGGCATCATCGCCGGTCACGGTCGTCTGCTTGCCGCCAAGGAGGAAGGCATCACCGAAGTGCCCTGTGTCTTTGTGGATTACCTGACCGAGGCGCAGAAAAAAGCCTACATCCTCGCCGATAACCGCATGGCGATGGACGCAGGCTGGGATGAAGAACTCCTCCGGGTGGAAATCGAAGCGCTGCAGGGCGAGGCTTTTGACGTCTCCCTCACCGGCTTTGATGAGAAGGAGCTGTCCGACCTGTTCAAGGACGGGAGCGATTCTGATGCGGAAGATGATGATTACGACCTGAGTGCCGCGCTGGAGAAGGCCGCCTTTGTGGAGCGCGGCGATATATGGACGGTCGGCAGACACCGGCTCATGTGCGGTGACGCCACCAGCGCCGAGGATGTAGCAGCGCTCATGGATGGCCGGAAAGCAAATCTTATTCTGACCGACCCACCCTATGGCGTTTCCTTCAAGAGCTCCAGCGGGCTGACCATCCAGAATGACTCCATGAAGGATGAGGAATTTTATAATTTCCTGCTGGCCGCGTTCAAGAACATGGCCGACTATCTCGAAAAAGGCGGTGCGGCTTATGTGTTCCACGCGGACACCGAAGGCCTGAATTTCCGCAGGGCATTCATTGACGCAGGCTTCCATCTCGCCGGGTGCTGCATCTGGGTGAAGGATTCGCTGGTGCTGGGCCGCTCGGATTATCAGTGGCAGCATGAGCCTGTGCTCTACGGCTTTATGCAGAACGGAAAACATCCGTGGTATTCCGACCGGAAGCAGACTACTATCTGGAATTTTGCCAAGCCCAAGCGGAGCGCCAACCACCCCACCTCCAAGCCGCTCGACCTGCTGGGCTATCCCATTGGTAACTCCACGCAGGAAAACGCCATCGTCATCGACACCTTCGGCGGCAGCGGTTCCACCCTCATGGCCTGTGAGCAGATGAATCGTACCTGCTGCACGATGGAGCTCGACGAAAAATACGCCTCCGTCATCCTCCGCCGGTATGTGGAGGACACAGGAGATGCTGACGGCGTCTACGTCATTCGCAACGGCGAAAAGCTCCCATACACAGCTCTGGTGAAAGACGTCGAGGCCGCCTCCTGATTGTCACTATTACACACGTTCCGAGGCACATCTTTGTCAGATTTATGCTCCAGAATTGACTTGCTATTCTGTGCCTGTAGAGCGAATATGTGACTACCCTGAACGGGGAAAACAAACACGGGAGGATTTCAACATGGCAATCAGGTACAACGTCACCGGCGACCGGCGCAAGGAGCTGGTCAAGGTCATCTCCGGCATCACCGGAGCCAAGGCAGTCTACAAGTTCATGCCCACCTGCAACTACGAAATCGACTACTTCACCGTCACGAAGGACGGCACCCTGCTCTTTGACAACCGCGCCGACAGCGAAGAGGTCGAGCAGGTGCTGGAGGGCATCGCGGCTGCGGGCTTTGCATGCGAGGCCCCGGCAGAGGCCGCAGAGCCGGAGAAAACGGCTCAGGAGGAAAGCGTGGGCCTCACGATTGAGGTTCCGCTCGACAAGGTTCAGGTCGGAAACCTGACTAAGCTGCTGGATGCCAAGGGCAGCCTTATCAAGAAGGCGCTGGGCATCGACGACCTGCGCTTCGAGATTCAGGAAGACCGCATCGCCTTCCCGTGGTTCACCGAGCCGCAGCCGGAAGAGGCCACCGCTTACACCCATTTCATTGCCGCGCTCTGCCGGATGTCCAAGGATACCAAGCGCATCACCGCCAAGGAGAAGCCGGTGGACAACGAGAAATACGCATTCCGCTGCTTCCTGCTCCGGCTGGGCTTCATCGGGAACGCATACAAGACCGACCGGAAAGTCCTGCTCCAGAACCTCTCCGGCTCCAGCGCCTTCAAATCCGGTGCCAAACGAACGGAGGTGACAGACGATGCGGTTTCCGAAGAAGGCTGTCATTGAGCAGCTCCGCCAGACCTATCCGGTCGGCACTCGTGTGGAGCTGACCCAGATGGACGATGCGCAGGCTCCTCCGGTGGGAACCAGAGGCACCGTCATCGGAGTCGATGATATCGGCAGCATCATGGTCGATTGGGACAACGGCTCTGGCCTGAATGTTATCTACGGCATCGACCACTGCAGGAAGGTGGTGGATTCCAATGACTGAGACCGTCCGGGAACAGATTCTCGCCATCCGGGACACCGGCCTGACCAACATGTTCGATATCCCGATGGTACAGCGCCTCGCCTTTGACCGTGACTTCCACGAACTGGTCTGCTACCTGGAGGAGCACCGCAAAGAGTACGTTCACTTCATCATGTACGGCGAAGAGTAAGCCCTGCCGCCAAGAGAGCCAGATGGCTCTTTTGGTCGTATAGTGCACAATATTCCTCCGCGATATTTGTTCAGTATATTCCCGATAATTGACTTGCTATTATGTGCTTTTAGAGCGAATATACAGTCACCGAAAGGGAAAACACCACAAATACGGAGGACACGAACATGAAAAACCTTTACCAGATGAGAAACTCCTTCAGCCTGCGGGAGTACAACACCGCGATTACCAGAGCCGATTTCGAGGCCCACTTCACCAAGACCCGCGAGAGCATCCGGTTCACCTTCAACGGCTGGGACGGCAAGAGCTACGACGGCGAGAGCCGCAGCGCGAAGGTCTACCGCACCGACCTCGAAGGGTACGAAGATGCCAGGTTCGTCAAGGTGGGCAAGCACCTGCACTACATCGACGAGGACAGCTGCATTCTGGAGAAGGCCACCGGCGAGTACCACAAGGAAGCCGAATGGCTGGTGGATGTCCTCAAGGCTGAGAATTGAGGAGGGCTGAACCATGTGGAGCGAAGGAACCATCAGAATCCCGGACGCGGAGGACAAGGGCAAATACACAGTTTGCCATTACTGGGTCAAGCACTACGAGGAGCCCAGCGAGACCTACGGCATCAACGGCGGCAGAATCAGCAAGCTCATGATTAAGGTTGACGGCGTCATCACCGCCAACTACGACCGGGGCTGGGACGTGGAGCCCGCCGAGGACGATATGCCGACCCAGATGGCCTACTGCATCCTGCTGGAAAACTACAACTGAATCGAGGATTCCCCGAAGAGCGGAGCCGCGAGGCTCTGTCTCTCGTATAGAACGATTGCACGGCTTGCCAGACGGCAGGTCATTTTTTATGCCCGTTGGAGGTGATGATTTGCGAAAGCTGAAGAAATATAAGCCCACAACATTCAAGTCCAAGGACTCTATCTACGATAAGGACGCTGCGGATTACGCGGTGAATTTCATCGAGTGCCTGTGCCACACCAAGGGCACCTGGGCTGGCACGCCCTTTGAACTCATCGACTGGCAGGAGCAGATTATCCGCGACCTGTTCGGCATTCTCAAGCCCAACGGCTACCGGCAGTTCAACACGGCCTATGTGGAGATTCCTAAGAAGATGGGCAAATCGGAGCTGGCCGCTGCCGTTGCGCTGCTGCTCACCTGCGGTGATGGCGAGGAGCGGGCCGAGGTCTATGGCTGCGCAGCTGACCGCCAGCAGGCGACCATTGTTTTTGACGTGGCCGCCGATATGGTGCGTATGTGTCCTGCGCTCAATAAGCGCGTGAAAATCCTGGCCTCCCAGAAGAGAATCATCTACCAGCCCACCAATAGCTTCTATCAGGTGCTGTCGGCGGAGGCGTATTCCAAGCACGGCTTCAATATCCACGGTGTGGTATTCGACGAACTGCACACCCAGCCGAATCGGAAGCTCTTTGATGTTATGACCAAAGGCTCCGGCGATGCCCGTATGCAGCCGCTGTATTTCCTTATCACCACGGCTGGCAACGATACGAAATCTATCTGCTATGAGATCCACCAGAAGGCAAAGGACATCATCGAGGGTCGCAAAATCGACCACACCTTCTATCCCGTTATCTACGGGGCGGAGGAATCGGATGATTGGACGGACCCGAAGGTATGGAAGAAAGCCAATCCGTCCCTCGGCATCACGGTCGGCATCGATAAGGTCAAGGATGCCTGCGAGTCGGCAAAGCAGAACCCCGGCGAGGAGAACTCCTTCCGACAGCTGAGGCTCAACCAGTGGGTCAAACAGGCGGTGCGCTGGATGCCGATGGACAAATGGGATAAATGCGAGTTTGCCGTCAGCGAGGACGATCTGGAAGGCCGTGTCTGCTACGGTGGCCTGGACCTTTCCTCCACAACGGACATTACGGCCTTTGTGCTGGTATTCCCGCCAGAGGATGAGAACGACAAATACATCATCCTTCCGTACTTCTGGATACCGGAGGACAACCTGGAACTCCGAGTCCGGCATGACCATGTGCCATACGATGTATGGGAGCGGCAAGGATACTTCCAAACCACCGAGGGCAATGTAGTTCATTACGGCTACATCGAAAAGTTCATTGAGAGCCTGGGCGAACGGTTCAATATCCGCGAAATCGCCTTTGACCGTTGGGGCGCTGTGCAGATGGTGCAGAACCTCGAAGGTATGGGCTTTACGGTCGTCCCGTTCGGACAAGGTTTCAAGGATATGTCTCCCCCTACAAAGGAACTCATGAAGCTGGTGCTGGAGCAGCGCATTGCCCACGGCGGACATCCGGTTCTCCGCTGGATGATGGACAACATCTTCATCCGTTCTGACCCCGCAGGCAACATCAAACCAGACAAGGAGAAATCCACAGAGAAAATCGACGGTGCCGTGGCAACGATTATGGCGCTTGACCGTGCGATACGCTGCGGGAACGACAACGGCGAGAGCGTATATGACACGAGAGGTCTGTTGTTTATCTGAAATTGTAAACTTCTTGCGATTCGCTTGCACATCGCAAGCAATGGTGGTATACTATATTCGCAAGGAGGCGATAAGCTATGGCAAGAACTTCTAATGTATTCGCGCGTGTAGAGCCTGAAATCAAAGAGCAGGCCGAACAGGTGCTTGATCAACTTGGTATCCCCATGTCCAATGCTGTCAGTATGTTTCTGCGGCAGGTCGTTCTGCAGCGCGGCATTCCGTTTGAAATGAAACTGCCGGAGCGCAAACCGGTGGCTT